CAGGTAAGAAATCACCTAAGGTTGGTACAGAATCAATGGAGAAATACGGTGATGCTATTCCAGGATTAAAGGTTCTAAGAGAAAAGATAGAATCTATATGGAAACAAACTTCTAACACAGGCAACGCAGAAGGTTATATTCCTGGTCTTGATGGGCGTCGTGTGTATACTCCTCAACCTTATCAAACACTTAACTACCTACTACAATGCTGTGAGGCTGTCACTACTAAAGCTGCTCTTGCATACCAACTAAAGAAAATAAAATGTGAAGGCCTGGATGCAGAGCCCAGACTTTATTATCATGATGAAGTTGCGTGGTCTGTAGCAGATAAAGATTGTGAAAGAGTTCTTGAAATTTTAATAGAATCATTTGCTGAAGGACCTAAGACTGTTGGTGTAGATATCATGGCAGGCGAAGGTTCAGTAGGCATTAACTATGCGGAGGTACACTAAATGCCAGCAGTAAATATGCTTGTAGATGCAGACTCTATCTTCTTTAAGATAGCCTACAAAACTACGGGTGAAAAAGAATTAAGAACAAGTTACGATAAATTCTGTAGAAGAATGAAGTATACTATTAAAGAAAGGTTGTGTAATCATTTTGATACAGAAGAAAAGTTTAATATACTATACGCAGTTAAAGGTAAAGATAATTTTCGTAAAGATTTATATAAGCCTTACAAATCTAATAGACCAAAGCTTGATAAAGAAATAGGTGAAAAATTAAATTACTTATTTAACTACGCTATTTCTAAAGGCGCAGTAGCTGCTCATGGTATGGAAGCAGATGATCTTGTAGCTATCTGGGCTTATGAAGCTAGAGAAAGTGACGATCAATATGTTATATGTGGTATAGATAAAGACTTACTACAGATACCAGGTAATCATTACAACTATACCAAAGATACATGGCAGTTCGTAGATGACGATCAAGCTCATAAGGCATTGATGTTGCAGTGTTTAACTGGTGACAACACAGATAATATACCAGGTCTTAAAGGTATAGGTCCTAAGAAAGCTGAAAAGATTTTACAAGGAGTACCTGCTGAACGACGATGGAATATGGTAAAGAAAACTTGGAGAGAAAGTAATGCGTCTCTTAAGCAACTTGAAATAAGTTATAAGTTACTACGTATGTTAACAACATGGAAGGACTATGAAGATATTAGAACACACCTTTATGGTGAAAGCGTTGTCAGCGAACAACATGACGTACCGCAACAAAGCGATAAAGCAGAGGCAGTACATTGACTATCAATACTATTTGCGTGAAGAACTTAGAGGGGTCGAATGGCCCTTCGGTTCTGATCAAGTAGAATTTTATATTGTAGTTGGCTTCTCTAACCGAGCCGCTGATCTTGACAATGTAATCAAACCACTCTTCGATACATACCAAGGAATCTTTGAAGAGTTCAATGACAATAAGGTATATCATGCAGAACTACACAAAACAATCGTGCCAAGAGGACAAGAGTATTTATACGTCAGAGTTGGACGAGTACAACAATCAAAAATTAAAGAAGGAGCAGCGTATGCAGAAGAAGCAAGCAAGCTCTTTGAAAAGAAGGAAGACACGACAAGCTAAAGAAAGGTTATGGAAATGAGTACATACGTACAAACTGAGTGTCCTAAATGTGACTCATCAGATGCGTTTACTATATATGATGATGGAGCACACTGCTTCTCATGTAATTATTCTACAAAGAAAGTGATAAATGATATGGAAGAAACAAAAGATATAGCGTTTGCACCTGTCGCATCAGCTATAAACATACAAGAAATTAAAGAGCTTAACAGTTTTCCTATCACAAGTAGAAAGATTTCTAAGCAGGTGATAGATCACTTTGGCATAAAGATGTCAGTACAATCAGACGGTTCTAGTGGATCACACTTTTATCCGTACACTAAAGATAATAGGATCGTAGCTTATAAAGAACGTAAGCCACCTAAAGATTTCCGTACTCACGGAGATTTCAAGGGTGTAGAATTATTCGGTCAGAGCACTGCGACAGGTGGTAAGACAGTTGTAATTACTGAGGGAGAGTTAGATGCATGCGCAGTAGCTCAAGCATTCTTAGATAAATATAATAAAATATTCCCAGTTGTTTCAATATCAAGTGCCTCAAGTACAAACGTATTACTTGAACAGCGTACTTGGCTAAGACAATTTGAATCAGTTATATTATTATTTGATTCAGATACAGCAGGTCAAACTGCTATAGAAAAAGCTGCTAAAATAATAGGAGCAGGTAAAGTAAAAGTAGGCAGCCTAAAAGGTTGCAAAGATCCTTGCGAATTACTTATGAACTATGGCTCTCAAGCGTTACTACAGGTGTACTGGGATGCACAAACATGGTCTCCTTCAGGTATTGTAATAGGTGAACCTATATGGAATAGCTTTAAAGATAGACAGAAAACTGTGTCTGTTCCATACCCTGATTGTCTTGATGGTTTAAACGATAAGCTGCGAGGGATAAGGCATGGCGAGATTACTTTGTTCACCTCAGGTACTGGTAGTGGTAAGTCCACTGTCATTAAAGAGATAGCTCTTGACTTACTTAATAAGACCGATAGTAAAGTAGGACTTGTATCTCTTGAAGAGAGTATAGGTGATACAGCAGAGAAGTTTATTGCTATGTCTTTACAAAGATCTTCAATGGATATTAAAGAAATTGAAGAAGGCGAACTAAGAAAAGGATTTGATGACGTATTTAAAGATGAACGTCTAGTTCTTCTTGATCATCAAGGTTCTTGTTCTGACACTTCGCTACTAGATAAGCTTGAATACATGGCTCTTATGGGTTGTAAGTATCTCATCTTAGATCACATTACTATTGCAGTATCTGAAGGGGCTGACGGTCTTAACGGTAATGAAGCAGTGGATAAACTAATGAGTGACTTACTTAAGATTGTAAAGAAACATAACATATGGCTAGGCCTTATCTCTCACTTAAGAAAGGCATCAGGTGGTACTAAATCATTTGAAGAGGGTAGCTTAGCTTCTATCGATGACATTAAAGGTAGTGGTTCTATCAAACAAATATCTTTTGATATCATTTCTTTTGCAAGAAATTTAGTAGCAGATAATAATATAGAAAGAAATACTATAAAGTTTAGAGTACTTAAGTCTAGATTTACAGGTAACACTGGGTCAGCAGGTCAAGCAGCATATGATACTTCTACAGGAAGACTTACTCGTATGACTACAGACTTCACAGCTGTATAATGCCTAGTGTTTATAAATTAGATCAGCTATTTATGGATATTGCATATAGAGTTTCTTATATGTCCCATGATACTGATAAGCAAGTAGGCGCTATCATTATAAAAGATGGTAACATACTTAGCATAGGATACAATGGCATGCCTTCGGGCATGTCTAACAATTGTAAAGATAATAAAGGATCTACTAATAAAGAAGTAATACACGCAGAAGCTAATGCTATCTGTAAACTTGCAAGAAGTACGGGATCCTCTGAAGGTGCGACACTATACAGCACCCTCTCTCCTTGTATTGACTGCGCAAAATTGATACTACAAAGTGGTATTAAACAAGTTGTATATGCGGAAGGTTATCACATAGATGAAGGTACGCAGCTACTAATTAATCAACTCGGAAAAGATAAGGTAAAACATGCAAGCTCAACTTCAATATCTCCAAGAGAAAATAAAGAAAGCTAAAGCGCATATTGCTTGCAGCCTGCTAAAGATGGCATCAACAGCAGACTTAAAGTCCTACCTTGTATTTAGTATGGATACAATACAACAACACTTCACTCGTAATAGTTTGCGGGGTAACAAATCCTATCAAGGTGAAGCTAATCTTACACATCTAAGTGTGACAATTGGTACCCATATACTCGATGATATTAAATATTATCATGAGGATCAACCACCTTGGGAATGGTTTAAGTTACGCGTAATGATGGGTGATCTATTTTTAGAAGCGTTCTATCAAACACATCAAATTAATATAGGAAAGAATAAAAATGATGCGTTTATTCCAATGGAAAATTTAGATCGTAGTCTTAAAAGAAGTCGCGCACATTACGTCGTTACTCCAGAGCTATGGAATTTAGAGGTACCTGAGGGTAGCAAAGATTTGTTAGTTGGCACTGTATTCGCAAGACCTTTAGATATATCCGAACTCATGCAACCAACTGGTAGACCCGTAATTAAAGGGTGGACTGAGCAACGAACCCATGAGTTTAGTTACTATCTAAGACGTAACTTTATACAAAGTATGAATGTACTACAGCAAACACCATGGAAAATTAATACGCAGGTCCGAGATATATTACATCGTAACCGTAATAAGATTTTAGATCAGCATAAGAAGTTTCCAAAGAAATATAAATCAAAGATAATTGAATTCGATTTGACTATGGCTCGCTCTGATTTAATAGATGAGAGATCCTTCTACCAGTATACTGAAGCTGATTACCGCGGACGTATATATTATACTACACCATTCTTAAACTTTCAAAGTAATGATATAGCTAGAGGACAGATGTTATTCTCTAACGGAAAGCTTATGACTGCAGCAGGTATAAGAAGATTATTTATACATACCGCTTGCTGCTACAATGAAACATATCATAAAGATAGTTTACCAGAGTGGCTAACAACAAACTATAAACCATACCTTGAAGACGAAGGACTAGAAGATATCTCAGTAGATAAGATGACGCTAGAAGATCGTGAGGCATGGACAGAGAATAACTTAAGACTTATACTAGAGATAGCTCATGAACAAAGACTTGTTCTATCAGCAGAGAAACCAATAACATTCCTTGCTTGTGTATTAGAAATATATAATGCTACATCAACTGATGATCCTTGGTATACACACTTACCTATACCTATAGACGGCAGCAACAACGGATGGCAACATCTCTGCGCTATGTCTAAAGACAGGGAGGCTGCTGAGCTAGTAGGTATTGTACCTCAGGAAATACAGAAAGATTTCTATGTACAGTGTGCTAAGAACTTAATCACTAGGCTACCTGAATGGTTTGAAGAAAGGCAAATGCCTATGAAACATATACGTAAAGGTATTGCTAAACGTGGATCTATGACCCGTGCTTATAGTGCTGGTGCCAAGAAGATTGCAGAGAACATGTATCTTGATTGCCACGTAGAAGGGTACTTAGATAAATATAATATCAATGAAGAAGATTGTTTACTACTAGCTAAGCAGTTAGTTAAGTCTATTGATGCTGTCTGCGCGGGGCCTCTACAAACTATGAGGTTCTTACAAAAGATAGCGGAGGCTGAGATAGCTTCTGACTATGCTAAAGAAACTAAACAGAAATCTATAAGGTGGACTACTCCATCTGGGTTTCCAGTTATCTATGAAGCATTTATAGAAAATGAATTCAAAGAGAAAGCAATTATAAGTTGCAGTGAAAGGAAAGTTAAACCTGTTATTAGGAGGGAAGATGGAACTGAAGAAATAACAGATACTATACG